AGAGAAGATTTATAGCCTATGATGTTCAGCCAAAAACAACAGAGTACTGGTCTACAAGTTTAGCTGAATTAGTTTATTTCGATACTGTTTTAGACTCAAATTGGGAAGATTATCCTCAAGACGGAGTAGTTTTTCGAGTTGATTCTGTAGCAGAATTTGAAGGGCTAGGATATACCGCGCATCATCCCCGTGGCGCTTTTGCTCTAAAAGAAAAAGCAGAGGGAGTAGAAACCACTCTCTTAGATGTTGTTTGGCAAACAGGAAAAAGTGGGGTAATTAGCCCTGTAGCAATCCTAGATCCAATTAAAATTGGTGCAGCAGTTATTACTAAAGCAACATTACATAATATAGAATATATAAGAGAATTAAATTTGGAAATAGGGTGTCGTGTAGAGGTTATACGTTCTGGAGAGATTATACCTCGCGTTGTAAAGCGTGTAGGTTAATTCCTACCTATAGAAAAATAGTTCTTGACAAGAAGCCCAAATATGCGTATAATACTTATTCAATTCAGAGGAATTTAAATGACTATAATCGAAGCTCCGACAAACTGCCCTTCGTGCGGTTCGGTCTTAGAAGAGGTCAATTACCTTCTGTATTGTAGAAACGCTTCCTGTGGAGGCAAGGTATCAAAACAAATAGAGCATTTTGCAAAAACTCTAAAGATTAAGGGTCTAGGGCCAGCTACTATCGCTAAACTAGATATTACTTCTTTAGAAGATCTTTATGCTTTATCATGTGAAGAAGTATCAGTTTGTCTTAATTCAGATCGCTTAGCGATAAAATTAATGGATGAATTGAAGAAATCTAAAGATGCATCACTAAATGTACTATTACCAGCTTTTAGTATTCCGTTAATAGGCAAGACAGCTTCAGCAAAATTATCAAAGGTCTGTATGAATATTGAAGAAATAGACTACGATACTTGCAGGGAAGCAGGTCTAGGAGACAAAGCCTCTAAAAGTCTATGTGGCTGGATAGAGGTGGAATTTTATCAACTGAGTGTATTACCATTTAGTTTCAAGTTTGAGCGACCTCAGACACCCATAGAAACTACTCTTGGAGTTGTTTGTATAAGTGGTAAACTTACCTCTTATAATAATAAGTCCGAGGCTACACAAGTTCTACTAGGGCTTGGATATGGGGTTAAGCCGAGCTTAACAAAGGATGTCACAATCCTGGTAAACGAAAGCGGTATAGAATCCGCTAAAACTAAGAAAGCCAGAGATTCTGGCGTTCAAATCATAACTAACCTATTAGAATTAACTGGAGAATAAAACTATGTCCTTACCTAAATGGACTGATGAGCGTACAGCTCATCTAACTGATTTTGTCGGTGACGAAAGTCCCGTATCTCAAGCTACTGTAGCTGAAGCTGCAGAAAACCTTGAAACCTCTACTCGTTCCATCTCAAGCAAATTGCGCAAGATGGGCTTCGATGTAGAATTAGCTTCTGCTAATAACACCCGAGCATTTAGTGATGCTCAAGAAGCAACTCTTGCAGCTTTTGTCACTGACAATAGCGGTCAATATACTTATGCTGAAATTGCAGGTCATTTTGAAAATGGCGCTTTTTCTCCTAAGTCTATTCAAGGCAAGATTTTGTCTATGGAATTAACTGGCCATGTTAAGCCTGCCCCTAAAGTAGAAGCTGTACGCACGTACTCTCCTGCTGAAGAAGTCACTTTTGTATCTATGGTACATGCTGGTGCTTTCGTTGAGGCTATTGCTGAAAAACTTGGACGAACTGTTAATTCAATTCGTGGTAAAGCTCTTAGCTTGTTACGTTCTGGTGACATTGATGCGATTCCGCGTCAAGAAACAACTAAAGGAGCTTCTAAAGAAGATCCCTTGGCAGAAATGTCTAACATTGGCGACCTGACTGTTGAAGCGATTGCTGAGTCAATCGGTAAAACACCACGTGGAGTTAAAACTATGCTTACTCGCAGAGGTTTAACTGCTGCTGATTATGATGGTGCAGCTAAAAGTGCAAAAGCTTCCGCTTCTGTCTAAAGTAACTATTTAGTTATTTATAAAAACAGGCTCTTCGGAGTCTGTTTTACTATTCATGGATCGGGAGAATCTTAGTGAACATCGCTAGTGCGCTAATAAAGCAAGTGCTTTCACACCAAGACTTTGAAACTTGGAGTGTTACGTACAAGCATTATTTGCCAAGCGAGTATCATAGTCTTTACAATACTATTGAAAAGCACTGTGAATCCTTCCACAAGATGCCAACGATTGATGAATTAAAGTTTGAGATTCGTGATTCAAGTACGAGAGAAAAATTATACGCTGTAGAATCTCTTGAGGTTACTACAGATGCAAATATGCTTCTTGAGTACTTGAAAAATGAATATGCTCAAAAAGAGATTCTGGACTCGCTTGAAGATTATGTTGAAAACTCTGTTGCATTTGAAAATGCACAAGAGTCAGTAGACCACCTACACCAAATCGTCTTAGACGTAGAGGATAGGATTGATCTTGATGACCCACAGGAAAGTATGCAACGTATTGACCTGTTCGAACCAGAGGAAGATATAGCCAAGTACATACCTCTTGGCCTTAATACGGATTATGACCGTGATATTCAATTCTCTCCTAGGGATTTGGTTATGATTGGTGGTAAACGAGGGGCCGGTAAGTCGGTTATATGTGCAAACATTGCTAACAATGTTTACGCTTCTGGGAAGTCTGCTCTCTATTTCACTATTGAAATGGACAGCAGGCAAATCCTACAGCGTTGTTGTTCTATAGCTACCGATGTTTCTTTTTCACGCCTTCGTACCAAGAATCTTGGTATAGGAGAATGGGAGAAAGTAGCAAGTTGGTGGGCTAATCGTTTTGTTGCGGGACAAGACCGCTTGAAAGAGTATAAAAAACACCGTGATTTTGATAAGTTTCATATTGAACTGAGAACTGGAGAGCTCCTCCCGACTCAACAGTTAGATGTTATCTATGATCCTTCTCTTACCCTATCCAAAATTCGTGCAGAGCTTGATAAAAAGGTTAAGCCTTTGAATGTTGGAGTTATCATTGTGGATTATATAAATCAAGTAAAGCGGTCAAGTCTTCCTAATAGAGGAGGTCAATATGACTGGACAGAACAAATAGAAGTTTCTAAAGCATTAAAATTGATGGCGCAAGAATTTGATTGTACTGTATTCTCACCCTATCAAACAGACGCCACAGGTGAAGCTCGTTTTGCAAAGGGTATTTTAGACGCGGCCGATGCTGCATATACATTAGAAACTTACGACCATGAGGATGGTTGTATCACTCTTAATTGTGTTAAAATGCGTTCAGCAGCTATGCGATCTTTTACATCCACAGTAGACTGGGAGTCATTAAAAGTAGGGCCCGAGACTGCGTTAACACCTCAAGCTAGCATGAGGATTGATCAAATTACGGGTATTTATCAGTGTTTTTCTTGTGAGTTTAAAGGAAATATATTTACACATTTTGGGGAAAGGGCAAATCAATTACAGCTAAGACGAGAATTTCTAAAACGAAAAATTAGAGAAAAGAGGTCTGAAAGCATTGGTTTGTCCTTTCCCCAGAGTATTGTTCCTTATATTGGAAATTGGAGAGACATTAAACCCAAAACATATAAAAAGTTTGAAGCGTTTCAATCAGCAGAAAGGGACTTTCTAGGACGAATTAACTTTCCTATAAGAGATATATCAGGACGTATAGTAGCATTTAATGGTCGTCATACTACAGGAGGGATTCCTAAGTATATGATATCGCCCACGGGTGCAAAGCTACCTTTATTTCCTTTAGTAGAACCTATACAAGGTAAAGTAATCTTGGTAGAAGGTATCTACGATATGCTTAACTTACAGGATAAGGGATTAACAAATGCAGTTTGTACTTTCGGAACAAAGAATATTAATGAAGATAAACTAAAAATGCTTTCTATACAAGGAGTTGATAGTATAGATGTATTTTTTGATGGAGATGATGCAGGTCAGACTGCCGCACTAAAAATAAAGGAGATGTGCAAGCAAGTAGGTTTGTTACATCGAAACATTTGTCTCAAGAACACAGATCCTGGGGCATTAAAACAACAAGCAATAGACACTTTAAAGAGAAAATTATATGGCTAAGGTTGCCCTAATAGAAACCAAACCGAGTAGAACCAATTTTAAAAAAGAATTCGATAATAAGATAGAGTTTGATCAATATCAGCTATGTTCTGATCGAAACCTAAAAAAAGTATTAAAACGAGATTGTGACATTGAGATTGATACAAATGCATATGACTGGTTGATTCTAGTAGGTAGTGATGCATTGAAGTATTTTACCAAAATCAATTCAGTTACAGAATATTCAGGTAAGAGAGTAGAGGAAAAGTTTTTACCTATCATTAATCCTGCTATGCTCTCTTTCAAGCCCGAGGCACAACGAACTTGGGACGATTCTAAGAAAAGTGTGTTAGAGTATATAAACGATAATAAACAAGACACAATTATCACAGAAGAAAATGTTAAAGGTATACAAGATACTAAAGAGTGTAATGATTACATTAGAGCAGCTATAGCCTCCCCTTCTCCTTATATAGCACTTGATTCCGAAACTACAGGGTTATATCCTAGAGATGGATATATTCTTGGGGTTTCTTTATCTTATGAAAAAGATCGCGGGGTTTATATAGATACAGAGTGTTTCGATGAAACTACCGAAGAATTATTACAACAGTTATGGAATGAAAAGATAGTAGTATTTCATAATGCTAAATTCGATATAGCTTTCTTTGAATATCATTTTAACTTTAAATTCCCCCGATTTGAAGATACCATGCTACTACATTATCTTATTGATGAGAATCCAGGTACTCATGGATTAAAACAGTTAGCTATGAAGTATACTGTTTATGGAGATTATGAAAAGCCTCAAAATGATTGGATGGCGCAGTATAGAAAAGAACATGGTATGAGAAAGGATGATTTCACATGGGATCTAATTCCTTTCGATATTATGAAAACGTATGCAGCTATGGATGCTGTAGTAACTTTCTTACTCTACGAAAAGTTTATAAAAATTAAAAGTAATAAAAGATTGGCTAAAGTATATGATAATATTCTTATACCAGGATGCCGTTTTTTAACAGACATACAGGACAATGGCGTACCTTTTGATAAAGATAGATTAGTCAAGTCCCAAGAACTTATGCAATTAGAAATTGATAATGCAGTTGCAGAACTATATAAGCATCCTGCGATTGGTAAGTTTGAGGAAATAAATGGAAAAGATTTTAATCCAAATTCTACTGTGCAGCTTCGTAGTTTATTGTTCGACTTCATTGGGCTTAATCCTACTGGAAAGAAAACTGGCACTGGCGCAAATAGCACAGATGCGGAAGTTCTTGAAAAGTTGGCACAGCAATCCGAAGTCCCCCAACTTATCCTTACTATCCGACAAAAGTCTAAAATTAAAAATACTTATCTGGACAAAATCATACCTCAGCTGGACGGGGATAGTAGATTACGTACGGGTTTCAACTTACATAGTACAACTAGTGGTAGGCTTAGCTCTTCTGGCAAGCTTAATATGCAACAATTGCCTAGGGATAATCCAATAGTTAAAGGGTGTATT